CACATGGCCGAGCAGCACTACCGCGTGACGGTCGGCACCTACGACTTGGGACTAGACGAGATTCACGATCCAGCAGGTCAACAGGCAATCAAGATCGTGCCTGTTGTGACTGGTGCAGGGGGCGCAACTGGAAAAATTGTTCTTGGTGTTGCATTAATCGCACTATCTTTTGTGAGTTTTGGCGCTGGAGCATGGGCAGGTGTAATGGGATGGACTGGTGCTACTGCAGCCACAAGTACAGCAGCTTTTAGTGCAGCGGGAAGTATGCTTGCCCTGCAACTAGGTGCAGGTTTACTTTTAACAGGCGTTGCGCAACTTATATCACCAGTGCCCAAAATCCCACAAGGCGCTGGCTCTGATAGTGATCCTAGGAAAACATTTAACTTCTCAGGAATTCAACAAACGAGCCGACAAGGTGTTCCAGTACCTTGTGTCTACGGCCTTACCTTAGTTGGCAGTGTAGTCATCTCTGCTGGCACTGATACTGTGCAGGTGACAGTATGACGATCGTTGGCGCTGGTGGCGGTGGCGGCAAAGGTGCTCGCGGCGGTAGCAGCCGCACACCTTCAACTGCACCAGACAGCCTGGATTCGCGCCAATACGCCAACGTCATCGACTTGATTTCCGAAGGCGAAATCGAGGGGCTGGCAAATGGCATGAAATCCATTTTCCTCAACAACACTCCTCTACAAAACCCCGATGGCTCGTACAACTTTCAAGCCGTCGAAGTATTTACCCGTAACGGCATCCAGGATCAGCCGTACATCCCCCTAACCAATGGAGTCGAAGATGAACTCCCTGTAAACGTAACCGTAGTCAATGCTGTCCCACAAGTAAAAACCATCACTCGCACAGAAGTCGATGCTGTTCGAGTAACGATTGCAATCCCGACGCTGCAACAAATAAACAGCAGTAACGGTGACACTGCTGGAACTAGCGTTCAACTACAGATTGCTGTCCAATACCAAGGCGCCGGATATACAACAGTCATTGACGATACGATAAGCGGCCGCACAGCAGATGAATACCGCAAACAATATCTAATCAACCTGGCACGGCCCAACCCCACAGACAGCGTAGACATTAAGGTAACTCGTATCACGGTAGATAGCACTGATTCACTTCTTGCAAATGCTTTCAGTTGGAGCAGCTACACAGAAATTGTTTACGCAAAAACCAGTTATCCAAATAGCGCCTTAGTTGGACTGCGAATTGATGCTGAGCAATTCAACAGCATCCCAACTCGTAGTTACATGGTCAAAGGGATCAAAATTCAAATACCGAGTGGGACAACTGTCGATCCAAATACAGGTCGTATCATTTATCCAGCAAACTTCATCTGGAATGGTACGTTCTCTGCTGCTACTTGGTGTTCATGTCCTTCGTTCATACTTTGGGATCTTTTAACGAACACTCGCTATGGGTTTGGCGACCATATTGATGTAACTCAATTGGACAAGTGGGCATTTTTTGCCGCAAGTAAATACGCTAATGAACTCGTAGACGACGGTTACGGCGGCCAAGAAGCACGATTCTCCTGTAATACCTCGATCCAAACTGCAGAGGAAGCCTACAAATTAGTTAATGACCTGCTGTCAGTCATGCGTTGCCAAGCATTCTGGAGCGTTGGAAGTTTGACCATCGCTCAGGATGCCCCAGCAGATCCCGTCTACCTGTTCAACCAATCCAACGTAACGCCTGAAGGCTTCTCGTACAGCGGAAGCAGTCTAAAAATTCGACCTAACGTCGCTGTTGTCGGCTATCTTGATGCTCGCCTAAATGCAACTACAGGACTTATAGAAGGCATCCGCGATACAGCCTATGAAGTAGCTGAAGATGCAGATTCGATTGCTAAGTATGGTGTAGTGCGCAGCGAAATAAGTGCCTTTGCTTGTACAAGTAGGGGACAAGCTAACAGAATTGGTCGCTGGTTATTGTTCTCTGAAAGATACGAAAAAGAAGTCTGTACATTTTCATCGAGCTTGGATGCTGGACAACAAGTACGTCCAGGTCAAATAATTTCAATTTCTGATCCAGTTCGAGCTGGTTCTCGTAGAGCTGGCCGCATTGCTGCTGCCACTAGTACCACCATCACTGTTGACGACGACACAAACACCAACCTAAGCATCGCTGGTGGGGCAAACGTAAGCGTTATTCTCCCGAACGGAAACGTCGAGGTACGTCAAGTCTCAAGCATTAGCGGCAAGGTAATAACAGTTCAAAGTGCCTTTAGTAGCATCCCTAATGTCAACAGTGTTTGGCTACTGGAAACTACAACTCTCGCCTCATCTCTATGGCGCGTAATCAGTATTTCTGAACAGGATGGAATCAACTATGGTATCACAGCTATTGCTCATAACCCAAGCAAGTACGCATACATCGAAAGTGGTGCCCCACTTGAATTCAGAGACATTACCGACCTCAATAAAATTCCAGATGCTCCTACCGGACTAGAAGTCCTTACAAGTGCTCAGCCTGGCGGTGGATCTGCGATTGAAGTCCAGTACGAGCTAAACGGACGTATTGCGGTCAAAATCACTTTCCATTGGCTGGCACCAATTGGCATTAAAAAATTCCGCGTTAAATACCGACACGAAGACGACAACTTCACAACGGTAGTAATTCAAGGCACAACTTTTGACATTTTAGATGTTAAACCTGGAAATTATCAAATCCAAGTTTCTAGCATGTCCAATGACATTCTCTACAGCGAGCCAGCACTTGCTAATTACACCGTCATTGGATTGGGTGGTCCTCCGTCCAACGTCACAAATTTAAGTGCTATTGCAATTAGCGAAGAAACTGTAACGTTGACTTGGACGCAAGCTCCAGAATTGGATGTACGCGTTGGGGGCCGTGTGATCATCAGGCATGACCCCCGTGCCATTGCCGCCGCTGAGTGGAACAGCAGTAGCGACATTGTGGCCGCTGTTGCAGGTACATCCACACAGAAACAAGTGCCACTACTGCCTGGCACTTACTTTGTCAAATTTGAAGATTATCTAGGCAATCGGTCGGTGACTGCCGCCGCGATTGAAATGACACTGCCGCAACCCGAGTCACGTGTTGTCGTAAAAGAGTGGGCAGAACAAAGCCTTACACCACCGTTCAAAGGTACTGCCATCAATGGTGCGTACAGTTCTGGCGACAATGCCTACGTGTCTACCCCCAGTCCCTACGTCAGCAATGGATATTACGAACCGATTTATTGCATTGGAGATTGTGCAACTGAGTATCAATTTTTTGATACTTTTGATTTAGGCGATATTTATGACTTCAGGATTCGCAGACGAATCGTCAGCCGAGCATTACCGCTAGGTGTTCTTTTTGATTCAGTATCCACAGTATTTGATTCACAACCGGGCTTATTTGATGGAACAGTGTCAGATGACATAAACGTCACTATGTATGTGCGCGTCACTCAAACAGACCCAGCGGCCTCACCCGTGTGGGGACCATGGACTGAATTTATTAGTGGCATGATTAGGGGACGCGGAATCCAAGTAAAAGTAATCGCAACGACCAAATCAGAAACAACAGCCATCGCAATCGACGAGCTTGGAGCAACTGTGGAACTCACCCGTCGCGTCACAACCAGCCTGACGACACTAACCACACCAAGCACAGGTTCATACGTTGTAACATTCCCAAATGCTTTTTATGACACCACCCCAAGCTCCTACCTACCGAGTGTTGGTGTTACACCTCTGGCAAGCACCAACAACTTAACGACTAATATCACAGGCTTGAGCAGGACTGGCTTCAGCGTACAGTTCCTACAAGGTGCCACACCTCAAGTGGTAAACTTTACTTACAATGCCGTTGGATACGGACGTGCCTTCTAATGGCTCAATCTGATCAAGTAGTTCAGAACGCATCGTTTCCAGCTGTTCGTGCGGACATCAACGACAATCTTGCAGCACTTTTCAGCCAGAACAGTGGAAATTCAGCCCCAACAGTAACGGTTGCCTATCAACCCTGGATTGATACCAGCGTCAACCCAGCCGTCTGGAAAGTCAGAAATTCAACCAATACAGGCTGGGTAACGATCGGAACCCTCGATTCTACGACCGGACTCTTTAGCGCTGGTGGTGTCACACCCATTACAAGCGGTGGTACTGGAGCAATAACTGCCACTGCTGCCCTAACAGCCTTACTGCCCAGCCAGACCGCAAACAGCGGCAAGGCACTGATCACAAACGGCACACTTGCTTCCTGGGGAGTCGTTGCAGCAGGCGCATCCCTTCAAGTAATTACCACCAGCAGCACTTACACACCCACAGCAGGCAAAACCACATTCCTAGTCATAGCCACAGCTGGTGGTGGGGCATCAAGCTCAACTGCTCAAAGCACTACAGGTGGCGGAGGAGCTACAGGCATTAGTCTGTTTACATCCGTACAGATGGGTGCATCCGCAGCAGTAACTATTGGTGCAGGAGGAGCAGTAAATACAGGTTCGAGTGGTGGTAATACAGTATTTGATCCGATTGGTACAGGTACAACAATTACAGCTAATGGAGGTTCAGGTGCATTTACAAGTGGTTTGGGTAGATACCCAGGCATAGGAGGTACTTGTACCGGTGCCCAACTAAACCTAGCTGGTGGAGAAGGTAGTACAGGTGGTTATAGTAATGGCGCAACAAGTCCGGGCATTTCATTTTGGGGAGCTGGTTATGGAGCTGGTGGAAAATGGGATGGAACAACTGCATACGACGGTTCTCCAGGCGTCGTATTTGTCCTTGAGTGGTAACTAAGGTGACGCAGTACATCATCAAAACCTACGCGGTGATTGATGGCGCCAACACAGTCATCAACACCGTCTACTGGAATGGCTCACCAGACTGGACCGTTCCAGAAGGCTGCACAGCCGTCGCCATAGAAGAAGGCATCAAAGCCGGTATCGGCTGGACCTATGTGGACGGCGAGTTTGTCGCTCCGCCAACACCACCAGTACCTGACGCACCAGCAGGACAACAAGTGGCTGAACCTTAAATAGGTCGTACACTTATTCAAACACATGAACTTCATGTCTGACGTCACGACCAGCTGGAAAATCGCCAATCTTGAACGCGAGACTGCCACAGGCAAGATCATCGTCGCTCACTACACCATCGATGCCACCAACGGTGTCTACACCGCTGGAGCGTATGGCAGCCTCGGTTTTGACGGTGAAGTGACCATCCCCTATGCCGAAGTCACTGAACAGCAAGTGATCGCTTGGGTAAAAGATGCCCTAACTAACGAAAAAGTTGCAGAAATGGAAAGCGCCCTTGAAAATCAAATTGCTGAGCAAACTGCCCCAACTAAAGCTACTGGTGTTCCCTGGGTTAATACTGAGGTCGTTTAATGGCAGTTCGCAGTAAAACCGGTACCGCTCGCATCGAGCATAAACCAGGGCCACCAAAACTAACCAACCAAGGTCAAGGCAAGCGTTCACGCGCCAACCATGGCCGCAAAAAGCTACGTGGCCAAGGTAAAGGCTAGACTGTTGCCATGGCAGTTGCACCTGGGACATACAACATCAGCCTGCAACGCCGGGCGGACTACAGCATCACGCTGCAGTTCAAAGACAGCACTGGAAACGGCATCAATCTGACCGGCTGGAGCGTCAATGCTCAAGCCTGGAACCAAGCCCGCACCACAAAATACGCCGATTTCACCGTCGCATATACCAACCGCGCCACTGGCACCGTGGCCATTTCACTCACAGACGATCAAACCACATTGCTACCAAATGAAGCGTATTACGACGTACTACTTACAAATGCAAGCGGCTTGAAAGAGTATTACTTAGAAGGCATCATTTATGTAAGCGAAGGGTACACAGCATGACTTCTGTAAACATTACAACTGTAAGCAACACAGTTGATGTAACCACAGAGACTGGAACTGTTGTAGTACAAGTTCCTGTTATTTCCACAGTAACGGCAATCACAGAAGGCCCTCAAGGCCCCTCTGGTAATCCGCAAGATCTTTATTTTTCCGAACTTAATGACGTGGATACGACCGGAAAAGTAGATCAGTCCGTCGTTTACTACAGCGCAGCCGATGCTAAATTTAAGGCAGATGGACTCAACACGATTCTGTCGTTGACCGATGGGGGTAACTTCTGATGGCTAACACTGTACGCATTAAACGGCGCACATCAGGCGGAACAGGGGCGCCTGCTTCATTGCAGAACGCCGAACTAGCCTTCAACGAAGTCGACTCGATCCTTTATTACGGCGTTGGGACAGGCGGCGCTGGTGGATCAGCCACAAGTGTGCTGGCGATTGGTGGTCCTGGCTCAATGGTCACTCTTACCGGTGCCCAAACCATCAGCGGTAACAAGACCTTTACGGGCACTGTTGATCTAAGTGGTGCCACGATTGCATCACTCAGTACGACTGGCAACGTAACGGTCGGCGGCAACCTAACGGTCACCGGCACCACTACCACAGTCAACTCGACGACTGTGACCGTTGCTGACATCAATATCGAGCTGGGTAAAGTCACCACTCCCACCGATACAACAGCCAACACAGGGGGCATCACCCTCAAAGGCACCACCGACAAAACGTTTACTTGGCTGAGTGCCACATCGGCATGGACCTCATCTGAGCATTTGAACCTTGTCACCGGCAAGGCGTTTTACATCAACGGCACCTCCGTCTTAAGCGGCACAACGCTTGGAAGTGGCGTTACTGGTTCGAGCCTGACCAGTGTCGGCACCATCACTAGCGGCATCTGGAATGGCACGACGATTGCTGTTGCCAATGGCGGCACTGGCGCAACCACCCTCACCGGCATTCTCAAAGGCAACGGCACCAGCGCCTTTTCCGCAGCGGTGGACGGCACCGACTACCTAAGCCCTACCGCAACCATTGACGGCGGCACGTTCTGATGGCTAACACAATCCGTCAGAAGCGTGGCACGACGGTTCCGGTAGTTGGCAGCTTCACGAGCACGGCTGAACTGCTCGTCAATACGACTGATGGCACCATCTACAACAAGACGGATGGCGGTGTTGTTGTCCGGCTAAGCCCAGATACTGGTTGCGCGGACGGTACGGCAGCAGCACCCAGCATTGCCTTTGCCAACAGCACTGGCACTGGCTTCTGGCGCCCTGCAGCAAACACCCTCGCCGCTAGCACAGCTGGAACGGAGCG